CTGCAACTCCAGAACCTGTACGACCAGACGGTCCCGATTTCGCTGACCAACCAGAAGAACGTCGCGTTTGGCTATTCCAGCCAGCAGGCGACGACCGAACTCGACAACATCCGCACCCGTTACGTTGAGCCGGGGTCCGAAGCCCTTGCCAACGCGGCTGAAGTGCTGGCGTTCCAAGCGGTCTACCGCGACATCTACAGCGCCGTCGGCACTCCCGGCACGACCCCGAGTGCGACCCTGACCTACCTCCAGGCGGGCGTCAAGCTCACCGACCTCTCGACCCCGCTGAAGGGCCGTGTGGCCGTGCTGGACCCGCTCGCCATGTCCACGCTGGCGAACACCACCAGCAGCCTGTTCAACCCCACGGCCATCATCTCGGAGAACTACGAAGAAGGCATGTTCGGGCGTCGTCAGCTTGGCGTCGATAAGTGGCTGCAAGACCCGGTGCGTCCGACCCACACCACCGGCACGTTCACGTCCTCGACCCCGCTGGTCAACGGCGCGAACCAGACCGGTAGCACCATTGCGACGGATGGCTGGGCGTCGGGTGCGTCGTCGCTCAAGAAGGGCGACATCTTCACCATCGCGGGTGTCAACTCGGTCAACCCGCTGTCCTACTCGTCCACCGGTCGTCTCCAGCAGTTCGTCGTCACGGCGGACACGTCGGACTCGTCGGGTGCGATGGCAACCCTGCCGATCAGCCCGTCGATTGTGACCTCGGGTCAGCTTCAGACGGTGGATGCCTCGCCTGTCGATAACGCGGTCATCACCGTGCTGGGCGCAACCTCGGCGTCGAGTGGCACCCTTGCGACCACGACCTCGCCGCAGTCGTTTGTGTATCACCCGGACGCCTTTGCATTCGTCATGGCCGACCTGATGAAGCCCGGTGCGGGCGCAGAGTCGACCACGGTGCGGAGCAAGGCCCTTGGCTTCTCGATCCGCATGGTCGAGCAGTATCAGATTGGCACGGACCAGAACCCGAGCCGTCTCGACATTCTCATTGGTGCGGCAACGATTCAGGCGCGCCTTGCAGCGCGGGTGTGGGGTTAAGTTATGGCGTTTGTAACGACGACACTGACGAGTGCGGTAGCGGTGACGGATGTCTCGATTGTGGTCGCGTCGGCCACATCGGTCTCCGCTGGCCGTCTGGTCTTGGTGGACCAGGAAATGATGAAGGTCGGTCAGAGCTACGTGTCTGGTCTGACCGTGCCGGTGCAGCGTGGCATTGACGGCAGCGCGACCCTGGCGCACAAGGTGACGGCGAACGTCACGCATGGTCTGGCGAGTGACTTTGCCGTTCCGGCCCCGCAGACAGCCGTGACCTATCCCGCGTCGCGAGCGGTGGTCATTCAGAGCATCACGGCGACCTCGACGCTGGCGCTGCCGCTGGCGGGCACTGATGTGCGCGTCATCCTCAACGGCACCTCGGTCATTACGCTGACCATCCCGGTGCCGACCAAGGACATGGACGGCTGTCTCCTGACGATTGTTGGCAACGGCGCGGCGGCGCATGTGCTGACGTTCACGGGCGGGCTGTCCGGCGCGGGCACGTCTTACGACGTGGTCACGGTCAACGCGACTGCGCCCATTGCCATGCAGGCGATGGCCTGTAACGGGCTGTGGAACTCGTTCACGGCGGTTCCGATTGCAGGCACCGTGACGAACATCACCGGCACCGTCGCGTAATTTCTCTCTAGAGGCGAGGGTGCCGATGGCAGTCTCGCCTCACTTTCCAAAGGTATGGGCAGATGGCAATTATTCACAACCCGGACAGCGAGTACTCCCGCGAAATGCAGCAGTGGAACACCCAGAAGCGTCATGGCGGCAAGAACGCCAACGGCTTTGAAGCGTTCCCAACCATGCTCTACAAGGCGTTTGCTCGCGAGAACGGCAAGGTCATGTGTGGCGACTCGCTCGCCGCTGTGGGCGACCCGGTAGGCGAAGCGTTTTCGCGGTCCTGCCAGTTGATTGTCCAGAGCGAGTACGAACGCGATAACGCCGTGCGCGATGGCTGGTCGCTGGACCCGGACCTTGCGATGGCGAAGTACGAACACGATATGCGCGGCATTGCCGAAGTGACGGCACAGCGGCACTATGCCGATCAGGGCATGGGCGAACTGGCCCGTGCGGAAGCCAAACAAGCGGATGACGCCACGCATGAACAGGTGCCAGCGGTACCGGTGAAGCGCAAGGCCGGTCGTCCGCGAAAGGTCGTCTAAATGGCGCAACAGAGCAACACCTATAACCGGTCGATTCTGATTACGAAGAGCGACACCGTCAATTTTGACGGCAGCACGTATGCGGCCAATGCGGCAACCAAAGCCATTCCTGCGGACGCCATCTTTGTGGGCGGGGCTGGTATCGTGGTGGCGGTGTTTGAAGACGGGTCGAATGCACAGTTCACGGTGACGGCTGGCACCATCTTGCCGTTGAAGTGCATCCGCGTGAACAGCACGACCACGACGGCCACGTTGATGAACGCCTTGTATCAGGTGTAAGGGTCTATGACGGTCAGCCAACTCATTACGGCAGCGATGCAGGATTTACGGATCCTGCAAATCAACGAAACGGCGTCTGCCAGTGATGCGGCGTTTGCGCTGGCACGGCTGAACGATTGGATCAACAGCCTTGCGACTGAGGGGTTGACCGTCTATAGCCAAGCGCGCACAACCTGGACGATTAGCGGGGCAACCAACTACACGGTCGGGTCGGGCGGCACCATCAACTGTGTGCGTCCGCTGAGTGCGATGAACATCACGAACGTGGGCTTTCAAGACACCAGCGTGACGCCAACGATTGAGTACAACCTGGGCACGGCCCTGACCGAAGACGCATGGGCTGGCATTGCCCAGAAGGGGTTGACCTCGGTCTATCCACAAGCCGCGTATTACAACCCCACGTTCAATGCGGGGCTGGGGTTGCTGTATCTGTGGCCGTTGCCGACTAGTCTCACATTGCAAGGGGTCATCTATACGCCCGTGCCGGTGACGGAGTTTGACGCGATTACAGACACGATCAGTCTGCCTCCGGGTTACCGTCGGTTCCTGCGAACGGGGCTGGCGAAAGAGATTGCGGCGGCATTTGACGCGCCGTTGACGGTTGATTTGCAGCAAGCGGCAATGGAAAGCAAAGCGGACATCAAACGCAGCAACCAGCGGTTGAGCGACCTGTCGAGCGGCGTGGCGGGATTGCTGTTTGGCGGCGCAGGGCCACACTACAACATCTACTCGGACACCTAATATGCCGCTGTATCCGGGCTTCGTCTACGGGTCGAATGAGTCGCAGAGTCCGTGGGCGGACCTTGAACGGACGATGAACTGGTATCCTGAGCCGATTCAGTCGCCAGCGTCACCGTATCCAGCCGCGCTGTATCCGTGTCCGGGTCAAGAGGACTACGTCACGGTCAGTGACATCAACTGCCGCGCCTTGTTTGCGATGGCGGGACGGTGCTACGCCGTGATGGGGGCCAGTGTTTACCAAGTCTTTGCCACGAATAGCGCGGCCATTGTCACGGGCGGCACGGTCACAAATGCCCCGGAGATGGCGAGCATTGCCAGCAACGGCGCGGCAGGCGGAGAACTGCTCATTGCGTCAGGCGGCAACGGGTATCTGCTGACGATTGCGACGAACACGTTGGTAGCGGTGTCGAACCTTGCTGGCATCACCGACAGCGTGGGCATGATTGACGGCTACTTCTTGGCCTTTGATGCGGCCACCTCGACGTTCTATATCAGCGAACTGAACGACGGCGCGACATGGGACTTGACCCAGTTCGCTCAACGCAGCATTGCGCCAGACCCGTGGGTGTCGATGACGGTCGATAGCAACCGTCAGATTTGGCTGATTGGCGAGCAGACCGGCGAAGTCTGGTATGACGCGGGCACGTCGCCGTTCCCGTTCCAGCCGGTGCCTGGCAGCGTCTTTGGCTATGGCACCTGTGCGCCAGCGAGCGTGAAGCTGGTCGGCAGCAGCATGATGTGGCTGTCGCAGAACTCGAACGGGGCAGGGCAAGTCATTGCGGCCAATGGGTTGGTGCCGGAACGTGTTAGCACGTACGCCGTGGAGACGGCCATTGCGGGCTATGCGCGGACCGTGGGGATTACGGACGCGGAAGCCGTGACGTACAGCGACCAAGGGCACACGTTCTATTGCCTAACGTTTCCTGCGGCCAACGCCACATGGGTCTACGACCTTTCTACGCAGCTCTGGCATGAACGGGGCGTGTGGGATACGGCGACGGGCAGTTATGGCGTCTGGGGGCCGCGCAACCATGCCTATGCCTTCGGCAAGCATCTGGTGGGCAACCGTGGCACAGGCATGTTGTGCGAGATGGACACGTCGTTCACCAGCGAGTGCAATGGCGACCTCATTCGACGGTTGCGGATTCCCCCGCCCATTTGGGTGGACCCGCAAGCCAGACGGTTGTTTGTGTCGCGATTCCAACTGTTGATGGAGCCGGGGCTGGGCGCGGTCAGCGGCCAAGGGTCCGACCCGCAAGTGTTGCTGCGGACGAGTTCAGATGTGAAGACGTGGACAGGCAGTCTGTCGGCCACGGCTGGCACGTTAGGCGCGTATACGCAGAACGTCTATTGGACACGTCTGGCAAGTTCGCAGCAGATGTGGGTGCCTGAGATTGTGGTGACGGACCCGATTCCGTGGCGCATTGTGGGCGCACTGATTGACGGGCGTCATTTCCTAGGGCAATCGTAATGTTGAATTTGGCTCCGGTGCCAGGTGTCATTGTCGAGACACCTGTGCTGAACAACAGCATCACGGGACGCGTGACGCAAGCCATGCGCTACTGGTTGCTGTCGCTCATTGACCGCATCAATGCCGGACCACAAACCGTGTCGTCGGTCAGCCTAACCACGCAAGCGGCGTCAATTACGACGACGGCACTGCCTATCCTGTCGGTGTTGCCAGGCGTCTATCGCGTGTCGATGACGACGCAAGTGACGCGTGTGGCGACGACCAGTTCGTCGCTGATTGTGACGTTTGGGTGGACATCAGGCGTGGCCTGTACCCTGAGTAGCACGGCGATGACGGGCAACACGTTGGCGACGACGACCTCGCTGTCGGCCATCATCAGCGTGGATGACGCGACGACCATTACCTATGCGACGACGTATGCCAGTGTCGGGGCGACGACGATGCAGTATCGATTGGACGTGGTGTGCGAGCAACTGATTTGAACGTCATTCCTCCGTTCCGAACCACACGGGTAGTGCGACGGACTGTTGACGCCACGGCATTCAACGTTATTGCGAACCATCCTTCGGTACGTCCGTGGATTGGTGGAGATGGTGTCGCCGACTTGACGGCAATTGTGACTGAACCATCCAACATTGCGCTGCTAGGTGAGGCTGGCGGGTTTGTCTGCATAAACCACGGGGCTGGCCGCTACGAAGTGCATTCGTTGTTTGACCCGTCGCGGTCTGGGCAAGCCGCCATTCACGGGATGCGTGATGCGATGGCGTACATGTTTACGTCTACGCCGTGCGTGGAACTACTGACGAAGGTGCCTGTCGATAACCTTGCGGCAAAAGGGTTGGCACGACTAGCTGGGTTTACGCCGCAGTTTGAAAGCCTGTCTGCGTGGAATGCCGAGTCACAGAAACTGACCGCGTTCTATAGTCTGCCTGTTGAAAAGTGGGCGTTGCTGTCTCGTGAGTCCAAGCGTATGGGCGCATGGTTCCATGCCATGCTCGACACGATTCGAACAGACGAACAACACGCCGCACATCCTGACGATGCGGTCCATGACGCGATGGTCGGCGCGACGATTGGGATGCTCCAAGCCGGACTCGTTTGGAAAGCGGTGACGTGTTACAACCGCTGGGCTTTGTGGACAGGTCACGATGTTGTTGTCGTTGAGAACGAATGCCCGTTAGTTGTGACAATAGGACGCCAACGAGTTGAAATTACGAACGCACATATTGAGGTGTTTTGATGCCAGCCGCAGTACCAGTTATCGCTGCCGGAGTTACCGCAATAGGCGGTCTTGCTAGTGCAAGGATGCAATCAAGCGCAAACGCAAAAGCCGCCAAGCTGCAAACAGATTCGGCTAACGAGTCGGCACGGCTGCAAGACGCCGCAGCGAAACGTGCGTTGAACTCTGTGCGGGATCAAGCCTTCCGCGACGAACTCTTGTCGAACGCGGCATCGAAAGGTCAATACAAAGCTGATGTGGCTGGGTTGAGAAACGCCTACAACATGTCTGGAGACGCTGCGTTTAATCAGCGGTCAGAGTTTGACTCAGTCGGACGAACGGCCAGCAATGTGCTGGGGCAAACCACGGAACAGCGCAACTACTTTCGAGACTTGATGGGCTATGGATTCCCACAAGGATCGTTGAACACCTACGCGGCTCCTGCGGCACTGCGACGGTCTGAGTTGATCATCCCTGAGGACCAAGAGTACCTTGCTCCTGTTGCACCGAGGCCCGTCTAATGTCATATGGTGAAAACGAAGCCACAGAAGACACGACTGATCCGTTCACGGAAGAGGGTGGGGCCAATGGCCCGATGACCCCGATTGCGCGAGCCATTGTCGAGCTTTACCAGAAGTATCTCAAACGGACTCCTAGTAACGCGGAAATTGTCGAAGCGTCACGGTCTGGAAGTCTTGAAGGACTTGAAGCGGGCATTTTGGATAGCCCTGAATACAAGGCGTTGCAACCGGTGACGCCGCCGACTGCGCCGCCGACGACGCCGCCTCCCGGTAATGGCTACAACCTTGAAAGGCTGAAGGCTGGATGGCTGGCATGGACTGGCCCGAAAACCCCTGCTGGCCTTCAGGAATTCCTTGACGCCAACAACAAGAACGGTGGGTTCGCTACGGGCGTGACGCGCATTGGGTCAAAACTTAATCAACTGTCGTACGACGGGAAATTTATTGCCAAGGTGATTGGGTCTACAGATGCGAACCCCTATCTCCAATGGAATGAAAACCCGGGAGAAACGCCTCCGCCTCCGCCCCCGCCTCCGGGTGGCACTTCGGCAACGCCTGCGGAGACGCCTGCTCAACGAGCCGCACGTCTCGCCGGTCTTGGCCTTGGCCCGGGAGGTTTGCAGAATCAGCGACCCGGCGCACCACCGCCACGTCCCGGCCAGATGGGAGACATGATGGGTCGTCGTCCTCAACGATTTGACCAACCGTATGATCCGTCTGGTGGTCGAGGGGTCGTTGGACCCGACCAAGGTGGTCGTCGTCGTCAAATGCCTGATCAGCAGCCGTATGATCCGTCTGGCGGTTTTGAGCCGGGAGGATTTACAGGACGGCAACAAGGCGGGGGGTATCAACCGGTTGAAGACCCCGGCATGTATACGCCAGGTGAGGCCTATCAAGCCCCGGAGTACCGTGCGCCGGACCCGTATCAGCAAGCGACGCCGTTCTCTAGAGACGAGTATCAAGCGGCTACGCCGTTTGGACGCCCTGAGTATCAAGGGGCGACGCCGTTCTCCCGAGATGAGTATCAAGCCGCCACGCCGTTTGCGGCCCCGACAGCAGCGGACATGGCGCAAGACCCCGGGTACCAGTTCCGTTTGAGCCAAGGCCAGAAGGCGTTGGAACGGTCTGGCGCGGCGCGTGGTGTCACCAACACGGGTGGCAATATGAAGGGACTGCTGGACTACGGTCAGCAAGCGGCGTCTCAAGAATACGGCAACGTGTATGGCCGCAACTTGACCACGTACAACACCAACGAAGCCAACCGGGCGTCTGCGTACAACACGAACTACGGCAATGCGTTTGGTGCGTACAACACTAACGAAGCTAACCGGGCGGGCGCGTATCAGACCAACTACAGCAATGCGGCGAAGGCTTACGATACCAACGAAGCTAACCGGGCTGGCGCGTATCAGACCAACTACGGCAATGCGTTGACGGCGTACAACACGAATGAAGCCAATCGGGCTGGTGCGTATAACACCAACGCGAACAACGCCTATCAGCAATACACGACCAATGCGCTGGCCAAGAACGCCTACAACCAAGAGACCGAGTCGCGACGGTCTGGCGCGTTTGCCACGAACAGCAACCTGTATCAGCAGCGGCAACAGGACGCATACAATCGCTCACAACAAGCCTACAATGATGCGATGGCGGAGTATCAGTCGGGCATCAACAACCAGCGCAACTACGAGCGTGACCGCATGAGCGACTTGTTCAGAGTGGCAGGCATCTAATGGCGTTTAACTTTCAGGCGT